CCTACGCGTCCACCGACCTGGCCGGGTTCCAGAAGTTCGTGGACGCCCAGCCGGTGATCGTCGCCAACGGCGGCACCGGTGCCGCCGCGACCATCGCCGCCGCCGGCCAGGACGGGGTCACCGCAGGCGAGCTGCAGGTCTGCAGCCAGCTCGGCCTCGACCCCAAGGCGTTCGCCGCAACCAAGGCTGAAGAGAAGGAGACCGCCTGATGGCCGCGCTCACCGGTGACCGCGACACCAAATCCCGCGAGGGCTCCGACCGGGTATTCCCGGTCGCCGCAGCCGCCCGCATCCATCTGGGCGCGCTGATCGTGCTCAACGCCGGCAATGCGGAGCCGGGATCCACGGCGCTCAACCTGGTCGCCGTGGGTGTGGCCAAGGAGCCGGTGGACAACAGCGCCGGTGCCGCCGGCGATAAGGACGTCCCGGTGCGCCGCGGCGTCTTCCTCTTCAACAACTCCGCCGCCGGCGACGCCATCACCGCCGCCGACATCGGATCGGATTGCTTCATCGCCGACGACCAGACCGTCGCCAAGACCGATGGCACCGGCACGCGCTCGGCCGCCGGCAAGGTGTTCGACGTCGACGCCCAGGGCGTCTGGGTCGCGGTAGGCTAAGGGAGACAGCGCACATGCTCATCAACGCACAGAACCTGCGGACCATTCAGACCGGCTTCAAGACGACCTTTCGCAGCGGCCTCGCCCAAGCGGAGAGCCAGTACGGGGTGGTCACCACCAACGTGCCGTCGAACACCCGTGAAGAGACCTATGGCTGGCTTGGCAAACTGCCGGGCATGCGCAAGTGGGTTGGCGATCGGGTGGTTCACGGCCTCGCCGCTCATGACTACTCGATCGTCAACGAGGACTTCGAGCTGACGATCGGCGTCGATCGCAACGACATCGAGGACGACCGCCTCGGGATCTATGGTCCGGCCTTCACCGAGATGGGCATGGCGGCCGAGAGCCACAAAGACGAGCTGGTCTGGGGCATGTTCAAAGCCGGGTTCGACACCCCGTGCTTCGACGCCCAGTACTTCTTCGACACCGACCACCCGGTGCTCGATGCAGACGGCAATGCGATCAGCGTCTCGAACACCGGCGGCGGGGCCGGCGAGCCCTGGTTCCTGATCGACGACAGCCGGGCGATCAAGCCGATCATCCTGCAGAACCGCAAGGAGAACGAGTTCGTCGCGCTCGACAACCCGACCGACGACAACGTGTTCCACAAAAAGACCTTCGTGTACGGGGTGGACGCGCGCCGGGGTGTCGGGTTCGGCCTGTGGCAGCTGGCCTACGGTTCCAAGCAGACCCTGGACGCGGCGAACTACGAGGCCGCGCGCCTGGCTCTGACATCCCAGAAAGGCGACTACGGCCGCCCGCTCGCCATCCGCCCGCGCAAGCTGATCGTTGGTCCGTCCAATGAGGCGCCGGCGCGCCGGCTCATCACCAGCGAGACCAAGGCCAACGGCGATACCAACGAGTGGCGCGGCACCGCCGAGGTGGTCGTCGTGTCCTGGCTCGCCTGATCGGAGGACCCTTCATGACCGTACTGCGCATCCTCTCCAAGGTCGCGGGCTTCCGCCGCGGCGGCATCGCCCATCCCGACGCGGCCATGATCTACCCGGCCGATCGCTTCACCGAAGACCAGCTGGGCCAACTCAGGGCCGAGCCCAAGCTGGATGTGATCGAGCACGGCGGCCGGCTGCCCGACGGTATCGAGATCCCGCGCACCGGGATCCCCGAGGCCGATTTCCAGGCGCTCCTGGCTCCCGAGGCGGAAGAGACCGCCAAGCCGGCCAAGGCGCCGACCGGGACGAAGACCAAGACCTGACCGCATGCACCCCGAGAGCGAGGCCCCGCAGAACGGCGGGGCGTGACGCGGCGGCGGGACCACCGGCAGAACGCCGACCCCACCGCCAGCCGGAGAGACCAGGACACCAATGCCCTACGCCGCCGCCCAGGACATGATCGACCGCTTCACGGCGCGCACGATGGCCGAGGTCACCACCGACGCCGGCGACGTGCCGGACACGGCCGTGCTCGACCGCGCGCTTTCCGACGCGTCGAACCTGATCGACGGGTACCTGCAGGCCCGCTACCCGTTGCCGCTGGCCTCGGTGCCGGCGCAGCTCACGCTGCACGCCTGCAACATCGCGTTCTACCAGCTGCTCGCCGCCCGGCCGCTGGGCGACGTCGAGGACGTCCGCCAGCGCTACGACGACGCGATCACCTACCTGACCAAGGTTTCCGAAGGGAAGATCCTGCTCGGCCTTGCCGAGGACCAGGCGCCCGCCGAGGAGCACGGTGCGCTCAAGCTCGCCGGCCCTCCCAAGCGGTTTGGCCGCGAGAACCTGGGGGGCTTCTGATGGCCGAGACCCCAGGCGTCAGCGTCAATGTCAAAGTCGACGACGACGGTGTGAGCGAGGCGTTCAACAACCTGCTGCGCCTGACGGCGACCCTGCAGCCGGTGATGGGTGAGATTGGCGGCGCTCTTGAAGGGTCGACACAGCAGCGCTTCGAGGACGAGGAAGACCCAGAGGGGAAGCCGTGGCCGGACCTTGCCGAAAGCACCCGGGCGCGACGCGGTGACGACGCCCGCAAGCTCCGCGACCGTGGCCACCTGGTGCAGTCGATCACTCACACCGCGTCTCGTTTCGAGACGGCGGTGGGCTCGAACAAGGTGCAAGCGCGGATCCACCAGCTCGGCGGAGAAGCCGGCCGCGGCCTGCAGGTCGAGATCCCGGCGCGCCCCTACCTCGGCGTGTCCAGCGATGACCGGGCGGCGATCGGCGGGATCCTCGAGCGCCACATCGGGGAGCTGGTGGCATGATCCAGGACCGAGAGGACGCCATCATCGCCCGCCTGGATCGTGAGATCGAAGGCGCGCGCTGCGCCGCGGTCCCGACTAGGCTGGAACACTACAAGCTCGCCCGTGGCCGCAAGACGGAGCTGTTCGTCTCCTACCGCGGATCCCGCCCGAAAGATCGCGGAACCGTCGACCTGCTCGGCCAGGCGCGGGTCGAGACCTGGGACGTCCACCTGGTGACCCGCGATCTGCGCGACCACACCGGCGCCTACCGGTTCCTGGACGCGATCCGCCAGCGGCTGTTCGGGTGGGAGTGCCCCGGTGCGTACGGTCCGATGGTGCCCGACGCCCAGCGCTTCACCGCCCACCACGACGGCGTCTGGACCTTTCTGTCGACCTTCGAGCACGAGGTCATCGCGGTCGCGGATCCGGACGCCGAGATCCTCCCACTCCTCAAGCGCATCACGACCGTCGACGACGACGGCGAGACCAACACGATCGAAAGCGAGGGCACATGACCACGCATAGCTACTCAGGTCCGATCTCGGCCGTGACGCTCAGCGACGGCCGCGAGATCTCCTGGTTCCCCGGCAGGACTTACGTAGGGCTGCCGGTCGACCACCCGTACATCGCCGGCCTGATCGCCAACCGAATCCTGATCCCGGTTGAGCCGGATCCCGAGCCGGATCCCGAGCCGGGGGCGGCGAAGGCCTCCAAGGCCAAGGCCAACACAACGGCGAAGGAGTAGCCCATCATGGCCCCGAACTTTCTGCACGGCGTCGAGACCATCGAGATCGACCGCGGCCCCCGTCCGATCCGCCAGGTCAAGACGGCCGTTGTCGGCCTGATCTGCACCGCCCCGATCTTCTCGGTCGCCGCGGCCGACGCGAAGGTCAACGAGCCGGTGCTGATCACCTCCGACATCGACGCGGCCAAATACGCTGGCGTCGATCGCGCTGGCTATACCGGCCCCGCCGCGCTGGACGCGATCCACGATCACGGTGCTGGCCTGGTGGTGATGGTCAATGTCTTCGACCCGGCCGTGCACAAGACCACCCAGGCGGCGGCCGAGCACACGCTGGCGGCCAACGACACCATCGCCCTGCCCCATGATGGCCTGTCGGCCGTGGTGGTGAAGAGCCAGGACACGGTGACCACCTATGTCGCGGACACCGACTACACGCTCGACCCGGTCGAGGGTGTGATCACCCGCCTCGGCACCGGGTCGATCGCCGCCGGCGCCACCCTGTCGATCAAGTACGACCACGCGGATCCGTCCTTGATCACGTCCGGTGACATCATCGGTGCCGTCGACGGCGGCGGGAACCGCACCGGCCTGCAGGCGCTGCTGGACGCCTACAACCTGTTCGGCTTCCACCCCAAGATCCTGATCGCGCCGGGCTACAGCACAACGGCAGCGGTCACCACCGAGCTGGTGGCCATGGCCGGCAAGCTCCGTGCTGTAGCGCTCGTCGACGCGCCGATCGGGACCACGGTCAGCGACGCCATCGCCGGGCGCGGCCCGGCTGGCGCCATCAACTTCAACACCAGCTCCGACCGGCTGATGCTCTGCTATCCGCACCTCAGGAGGTACGACGCCGCCACCGACACAGAGATCCTTGAGCCGATGTCCCAGCGCCTGGCGGGGGTGATGTGCGCCAAGGATCTGGAGCGCGGTTACTGGTGGTCGCCGTCCAACACCGAGTTCAAGGGGATCACGGGCGTGGAACGCCGGATCACGGCGGGGATCAATGATCCAACCTCCGAGGCGGGCCTGCTGAACGAGGTCGGGATCGCAACCGTGTTCAACGCCGCCGGGACCGGGCTGCGCAGCTGGGGCAACCGCTCGGCCGCCTGGCCCTCGGTCACCCATCCGAAGAACTTCATCAACATCCGCCGCACCGCCGATGTCCTGCACGAGAGCGTCGAGTATTCGATGCTGCAGTTCCTCGACCGTCCGCTGGATAGCGCGCTGATCACTGATATCACCGAGTCGGTCAACAGCTTCGTGCGGACCCTGATCATGCGCGGCGCGCTGATCGACGGCGAGTGCACCTACGACCCGGCCAAGAACCCGGCGACCCAGTTGGCGCTGGGGCACGTGACCTTCGACCTGACGTTCATGCCGCCCACGCCGGCAGAGCGCATCACCTTCGAGAGCTTCATCGACATCACCCTGCTGAGCCAGCTCGGTGCCGCGTAAGGAGGACTGACATATGGCCAACATTCAGGTCAGCCGGGTGACCAACGCCTCGGTCTACTTGGCCGGCAACTCGCTGGTTGGACGCGCCGAGAGCGTCGAGCTTCCGAAGGTCGCCTTTGACATGGGCGACAACAAACCGCTGGGCCTCATCGGTGCATTCCAGACGGCCGACGAGATCCAGCAGATGGAGGCCAAGTTCAAATGGCACTCCCTGCACGCCGATGTCCTGTCCAAGTGCAACCCGTTCGCCGCCCAGCAGTTCCAGGTCCGCGCCTCGGTCGCTGAGTACGGCCCGCAAGGACGCACAAGCGAGCAGCCGTTCGTCGCCCTGATCACGGGCGTGTTCCGGGAATTCCCGAGCATCGCCATGAAGGCCGGCGACGCCGTCATGCCGGACAGCGAGGTCGCGGTGACCTACTACAAGGCCACCCTGGGCGGGAGCCCGCTCATCGAGTGCGACGTGCTCGCCAACAAACTCTTGGTCGGGGGAACCGACGTGCTGGCCCAGCGCCGGGCGAACCTGGGCGGGTAGATGGATCCCGAGCGAAACCGTGGAGGGCGCGACGATGATGAGATGGCGTCGCACCCCGTGAAGCGGGAGTAGGCCAGGCCCGGGCGGACGGTGCCTGCAACGTCTGAGATTAGGGGCGTGACAGCCGGGAGAGACCGGCACCAATTCAACCCGGGAGAACTACCATGGGCATCGATATCAAAGGTGCGGCAACCGTCGAAGACCAGGACAGCGCCGCCGAGGACCAGCCGCCTGCGGCCGACGTCCAGCTGCCTGAGCGGCACACCTTTTCACTGCCGAGCGGGAAGACCGCCGCGATCCTGAAACAACCCAAGGGTTGGCACATGCGCATGGCGGGGCGCGCGGGCCAGGCCCACCCCAACGACGGGGTCTGGCAGAACTACTGCCTGGTCGCCGAGACGACACTGATCAATGGCCAGGCGGTGACGGCCGAGGACGTCGACCAAATGCCGCTTGGCGACGTCAACGAGCTGGTCGGCAAGCTGCAGGAGATCAGCCAGGGAAAGTTCCCGGCTTCCGGGCCATTGCCTCGCTGACCTTGCGTATGCGGTGGTCGGCAGCCGAGGTGGACGCCATGCCGATCGCCGACATCGTTCAATGGGTCGAGCAGGTGGTGGCGCTGGACGAGGAATAACGGGAGGAGGCTAGTCGCCGGGTTTCGTCTCGGTGACGGTCCCTCCGGAGCCGGTCCCCCCGGCGCCCTTTCCTTCGAGGCGATCAGCGATCCGGTTGCCCCGGTTAATGCCCTCGCGAACGCCCTTGAACAGCGCGGCGGGCACATCG